CTCCGAGGGAATACTGATACCACTTTGGCATAGTATCAAGTGATGCAAAACCTGCTTGTACGATGTCATTACCCCAATCACCACAGAAGGCTAGTATCAGGGGAATACTGAACAGTAGGGTTATCCATTCGTCTTTCCAGCTATTCTGTGTAGCTCGTATAGCTTCAATGTCCCAGTCGATCTCACCAGTAGCTTGCTTGACTTTGATCTCAGCGTTGGCCTTCTGTACTGCAACCTTACCATCAAGATAAGTGCTGGCTAGATTACCTACTGCACCTAATAGTTGACCTATCATCTCTGTTCAACTCCCTTTGGTTTCTTAACTAACTTGGTAACACCCATAAAGACAGATACGACACCAGCAACAGACACAAAATAAATAGAGGCCATGCTTCCAATAATGGCTGAAGCCTCACCCAAGCCAAGCGCACTTGTGAAGACCACAGCAAAAGGATAAAGCAGCATTCCCCATAGAGCGAACCAAGCCATCTTCCTAGTCTGGTCACGATGTGCATCATCATCATCAATCTTCCTACGCTTGTCTTCTAGTAGTAGTTGATCCCACTCAGGCTTTTCAATAACCCCACTATTATTCTTGTCGGCATCTTCAAACTCAGTCATCTTTTATCCCCCTTGAGTAAGCTATAGCAATTCCCTTCTCGCTGCATATGATAACAACTTTTCCATTTTTGTCATACACAACGTAATTACCCTTTCGTTCAACAAGTACCACTTACCATTTACCGTGTTTTACACCCAAGAGGAAAAGTACACCCACTAAGGCACCTACCCCAGCTAATGTTAGGAAGATACCAACAGCCCAGCTTATACAGTTATCTATAAACTCTTGCCTCTTGTAGACTAACTCTTGCTGTCTCTTACGCTGTTGACCCTCAATTTTTACTATGGCTTCCCAAGCACTTGGCCCGTAATTCCAACTGATATGGCTTCGGAGTTCCTCCCGCATTTCAGTCATCTTTTGTTTCTGCGACCATATTTCTAAAGCATTAGCTTCAGTGTTCCCAAAAATTTTATATAGTGGTGGCTTCTCTGCTTTCTTCTCAAGGAAGTCTATGTCTGAAGCAGCCTTAGCAAACTGTGAGATAGTTCCAGACATTTCATGTATGCTCTTACCAAACTCTACTGCCTTTTTGATGCCCTTGAATGCAGCACTGGCAGCAGCGATACAAGTTACTGGGTCCATAGTACACCATTACCTTTCTGACATCTTCTCTACAGCAGATCGAATAGCCTTTATGTTCTCATCAATTCTAGCCATAGATACAGCTTGGTTTTGAACTGATATCTCAAGCCGACTAACCCTGATTTGGTTCTCTCTAATGTCATTGCGGTTACTCTCAATGTCAGCCATCATCATGGATACAGTCCAGACTATTGCTGCACCCTGAGTGATTAAACCAATTATGAGACCTAAAGGTACGCTCTTGGACAAATGCCAATTATCAGTTTTTTCCATTAGTCTTATTCCACTATTTCAAAGTGAGGGCCATCAATGAATGGGCGTCTACCTTGGCTACGACGAAGATCTATGTATTCGTTCATAAGGTCTTCAGCAGTGCCTTCCCAATCGTTAAGGTTCTTATGCCAAGCAGCCCCCCAGCGAACAGTTACTCCAAGTTCGATAGCAGCCTTACGGACAGCATCTGCGATCTCATCATACAGATTTAACTCCCAACGACCACCATCAATATAAGCCATAAGGTCTACAGCTAAACCCTCAAGGTGCTTAGATTTCATAGTCTGTGAAGCACCCTTGGCTACTAGAGCTTCCTGTTCTTCAACGGTTCTCATGCCACAGATAACTGAGAAGTCTTGCTCAGAGATAATAATGGCTTTCTCAACGACAGCAACCATACGGGGATCTATCCCAAGTAACCTATCCTTGCTACGTTTACCTAATTGATAACTCATTGTGTCGTCTCCCTTTAAGGTTTAGTAGGCCAATCGGCTTCTTCTAGGTTGGGCCAGTTTGCATGGCTAGTAATGTCCCTCAAAGATTGACGATACAATGTCATCTCAGAACCCATAGTTACATCAGTCAGAGCAAAGTAGTCTGTAGCTGCAATGAGTGTATCACGAGTGGCACGGTTAGCTACAGCAGTCGCTGCATCATTAGTTGCTATCTCATCAGCAGTTAGGTCAACCACAGTACGTGTCAGCACCCAGTCATTACCATAGATGGGTGTACCAACCAAATCAGTGTTCACTTCTTCAGTGATAGGATTAGTAGCATCCTCTTCAGTCATCAAGCGCACAACACCCCTTGTTGGTGTCGTAGCTGTTGTGACCTTATGTGTCAGTGGGTCATAGTCAGGCATTGCCTCTATTGTGACAGGGCGCATACCGTACCTGCGCATGATCTCAATAGGAACATTGCGAGGGAATGATACGTTTGGATTGTCACGGCGTAGCTGGCCCGCTGAGTAGGGGTAACGAGCTACTGCCCCGTTTGTTATCTTAACGTAAGACATTTAGTTTTCTCCTTGGTTATTCTGCTTTAATTGCCATGTAGGTGTAGGTTTGATTACCCGTTATTTGATCCAAGTGTGAGGTGAAGCCACTAGACGTAAAATCTAAATACGGGTCTGTACCTTCTTCTGCTGCTGCTCCATTAGCCAACAATCTGGCATCGTTCCCACCAGTAGCCACGCCCCGTTTATTATCAAATAAATACCAATTTGTAGCAGAAGTCGCAGATTTTATTAATAGCCATTGAGGCTCAAAACCCAAGTCTACATCGTATGAACTTGTACCTTGGACAAAACTCCCACACTGAATTAAATCTTCGTTGTGGGCAAAAACGTAGGCAATATAGGTGCTTCCGCTTCCGTTAATGTCACCTAAGTAGCCGACAGTAAACTCTGTGCTAGTAGCATCAGTATCTGCAAAGTATCCGATGTTTGTAACTGAATCTCTAGTGCTATCTAATCGTAGGCTTTTAGTTCCGCCTAAACTTCTGTGATAAACAGTCCAATCAGCACTACCAGAGGATGTCTGTTTAATAAGTATCATACCGACTTCATTATTTAGGTTATGGCTAATTGCTTGTGGTGAGCCTGTTCCTGAGTACTGAACAACATCAAAAAACTTAGGGGCTTTTCTCCATGTCCAAGAGACGTATGTTGATCCGTTGCCGTTGATTGCACCGTTTGTACTAGCTACAAAGCCATCTGTTTCAAACGACATCAACGCATTGGCTTCAGTACTCATTGGTTCAGCTTCGTTTGATTTTATCCGCTTAGAGGAGTAAGTTGTGGACGTACCTCCATCAAAGGCATTGATTGAATCCCACAAGTAATGATCTGCAGAAGCACTACGCTTCTTAGTCCAGAGCAAACCACCGTCTGTCTGCAAATCAACCCCTGTTGTTATCTTGGTATCAGCCGTAGAATTACCAGTGTACAATGTCGTGCTAAACACGTCTGCTACATCAACACCCCCAGCACCACTACCCAAACCCATCGTCATTGCTAAATTACTCATGCTACTGCGTCCCCTGCTTGCTTGCCGTAATAAGTTGTACCGCCATTAGTTGTTACGAACACATAGACATCCTTCTCGCCTGCCGCTGGTGCATCTGGTGCTGTACCTCCAGCCCACTTAACTGTGGAAGGGTAGGTTATCGTGGCGGGGGTGGAGGCTGCTGTGGCATATTGGTAGACGGAGCCAGCACCCCCATAAGATAAGTACATCTTAGTCGCATTGTTGCCAAAGATCATCGCAGCTACACCGCTAAATTCTGATGAAAATAGAAAACTAACCGTAGAAGTCCCTAGACTAGACACCGCATACGGAGTTGACAAAGGGTATTGATACACACGATGCGTCGATGCTGATGCAGTAAATAATGCCGTACCATCTCCATTAAGATATACGCCAGTGGTGGAAGTTGCTCCACCATTTGTAGAAAATGCTGCACTTTTAGTTGTTAATGATGCGGTGGTTATGTCCCAAGCTGTTGATAAAGAATACTCATATACATAGTTAGGTTCGGTAACATAAAACTTAGTACCATCAGGCTTGAAGAATAAGTCAGTGGGGCCATTATTTGTTGATAGGGTTTTATTTACATTGTTGTAGGAAGCACTTGAACTTGAAATATCCCAAGCCGTACTTAACGAATATTCGTATAATATATCGTTAATGCCAACTACATACATCCTTGTGCCATCAGCTTTAAACGAAAGACCTTGAGCAGCATTCTCCTGTGATGATGTGGTAAAACTATTTACGGGGGTGGTATTAACAGTGCTTATATCCCAAGCTGTAGTTACTGAATATTGCTCAACACTGTCTGCGTTCTGTCTAGTGAGGGCATAGAAAGTTAAACCGTCAGGCTTGAAGAACATAGCCTCCATGTCTTGCGCTGAACCACTTAAGTTAACTGTTTTACTATCGTAAGCTGCGTTAGCTATATCATACCCAACAATCACATTAGCACCCGTCACCTCCAGCGCAAAGCTGCCAGCACTACCTGATGGTGGTGGGTTACTAAATGTCAGTGTAGTGTCTGCTGTCAGTGTCTTGCTGAAGTAGCTACCAGCGGAAACGTCAACATCTGAAGCACTTAATGCGCTGCTAGATTGCAGATACACTTTGGCACTCAGGCCGTTCTTTACTTTAAAGTTCTTATCGTTAGCCATGTTTCACTCTCCACTTAGCTAAAGTTATCACCAGACTGCACACCAAAGTAAGTTGTGCCGCCATCGTCTGTCGTAATTGTGTATAGGTCTTTCTCACCACTTGCAGGGCTATCAGGTGCAGTACCTCCGCCCCACTCAATGTCTGCATCCCATGTTATTGTGATGGGTGCCGATATGGAATACTGAAAGATAAAGTCAGTTTTATCAGCTAAGTACAGCTTAGAGCCGTTATTACCGAAGCAAATCCCTTCTAGGAGTGCAGAAGGAGAACTAGCAGCAGTTCCAACAAGGTTTGCCGTAGTGATGTCCCACGGGGTAGATAGAGTATATCCTTCAAACACGTTAGAACTGCCACCACCCCCTCTTGAAGTAGCAAACATTGAGCCGTCATCAGCCATCGCAAAACCCATAATGTCTGCCAGTTGTGTATCAAAGGACACGCTGTTGTAGCTTGTACTTGATAAGTCCCAAGCAGTTGACAAGTCGTATTGATGAACAATTCTGCCACCAACTTGCGAAATCATGTAAAACTTAGTACCGTCAGACTTAAATGAAAGCCCTCTTGGGTAACGTGACTCAGGGTCTAGGTTATAAGAAACGCTGTTATAATTTGAAGTAGTTACATCCCAAGCCGTTGATAAATCGTATTGATACACATACCCATTGTTTCCGTTAAGGTACATCCTTGTACCGTCCGTTTTAAATGCAATCCCCCTCACAACGGTTTCTTGTGACCCAAAGGGATAAGCTTGAGAGTAAACCGAGGTGGAGACATCCCACGCAGTGCTTAGATTGTATTCATTTACGTCATCACCTGTTATACCCACAAGGTACATTTTAAGCCCGTCAGGTTTGAATGTTATGGTAATCGGTGCAGTCTCTTGCTGGTCAGTGTCAAAGCTAACACTGTCATAAACGGTATTTGCTATACTGTACCCAACCTGATTACCTGTCACCTCAAGCTGGAACGTCTGCACATCACCAGCATTGCTAAAGCCATACTCTGAGCTTACGCTTGGCGTGTGCGTGAAGTAGTTGCCTGTAGATGTATCGAAGGTTGCTGTGGCTAGAGTAGAGCTTAAATCATATTCATTTACAGACTGTGTAGTTGGCCCAACAACATACATCTTTGTACCATCAGGCTTTATAAATAAACCTTGTGGGTAAGTCGCCTGAGTAGCCACACTGAAGCTCTGAAGGAAAGACGCTGTGCTTATATCCCAAGCGGTGCTTAAGTCATATTCAATTACCCCCGCACTGTAACCCACAACATACATCTTAAGACCATCAGGTTTGAAGAAGACTTCTACTGGGTCGTCATCTTGGGCAGATACACTAAAGTTTTGAAGGTAGACAGATGTTGATATATTCCAAGCGGTGCTTAAATTATATTCGTTTATATCTCTTCCAGACGTTCCCGAAACATACATTTTAAGACCGTCTGGCTTGAAGAAAACACCGTATGGGGCTGTATCTTGGCTATTGACGCTAAAAGTTTGGACGTAGGTAGCTGTGCTTATATCCCAAGCGGTGCTTAAATCCCATTCATTAAGCTCATTTGAGTAATTACCAAGAACATACATCTTAAGACCATCAGGTTTAAAGAAAATGCCCGTGGGGGCTGTATCTTGGGAATTTACACTAAAGTTTTGAAGGTAGACAGATGTTGATACATCCCAAGCGGTGCTTAAATTATATTCAATTACGTCTGCTCCAGCACCTCCCACAACATACATTTTAAGACCGTCTGGCTTGAAGAATATACCTATTGGGTAAGACTCTTGAGTGCTTACGCTAAAGTTCTGAAGATAAACAGATGTAGAAACATCCCAACTACCCACAGTCACACTCCCACCAGCAGGGGCATCACCGATAGTAACCTTAGTGCTACCACCAATCTCTACAGCGTTATTGAGGATGAAGTCTTTATCGTTAGCCATTACTTAGCTCCATCTATAGCTTGAGCCGCTTGGTAGGTAGTACCGCCATCACGGGTACTGAATGTTATTACGTCTGTTTCACCTATGGCTGGACTGTCTGGGGCTGTACCACCGGCAAACTGGATAGTGCTGTCGTAGGTTACTGTTGGGACAGACTCAGCACGAATAGCCATGTATATGTAGTCCCAAGTGTCACCAATTCCAGATATTGTAAACCCTGTTGAACTAGGGCTAGCACCTCCTATAGCGCCGCCTACGCCTTCCGGCCCATTGTTATTTGGGTATAATTCTGATGCTGCGCCAAGAGCAGGCATTCCTCTAATTGAGTCAACTATCGCCCAATCTCCACTACTGTCATAACGCTTTACTAAGAGAAATTGAGGCTGAAATCCTAAGTCTACAGTTACGTTGCCAGTAAAAGAACCGCACTTGATAAGACTATCAGCCGAGGTATCATGTGCGAAGACGTAGGCTACATATGTTTCTCCAGACCCATTTACAGCCGAATCACTACTGAGTGAAAATACAGAGCTTGTGGGTAGGGTGTTGTTAAAACGGGAATTATTTTGAGACAACGTAGCATCTACATCGAGATAAATAACAGTAGATTGAGGTGTCGAACCCAAAGCTCTGTGGAAGACCTGCCAATTAGTACCCGAAGAGCTTGTTCTCTTTACAAGAATCATACCCACTTCGTCTGAGAGCGCATGAGGTATCGTCCTAGCAACCCCCGTACCAGTCCATGACACAACATCAAAGAACGAAGTTTGCTTTTTAAATGACCAAGCAACGTATTCGGCACTGTTGGTATTTAGATTAGCGTTGTAACCCGCTGAGAATATACTAAATCCATTGTCGTTAATCGATTTTAAATCTTTATCCGCTGGACTAGGTGATGTACTATAATATGCAGACTGAGTGCTGTTTGAATTTAAGGATTTTCTAGCCCCCCCATCAGTATCCCATAGGCTATGATCTGAAGAGCTAGACCTATTCTTTACCCAGAGCAGCCCACCGTCATCAGCTAAGTTTATTCCAGTAACTATGTCACGTTCAGTAGCATTACCAGTATAAAGAGTAGTGCTAAACTTACTAGATACCCCCGTAGATTCGGACCCATCCAACAACAACGTACCCTGAGTAACAGTCCCACTAGCCGCAGGGTTACTGAGGCCAACTTGGATGTCAGACGTTGGGGTGATCTGGAAGGCATTGCCTGTGGATAGGTCTAGGGAGTTGGTGGTTAGAGTGGTTCCAGTGGAGTATTGATAGATGCGCCCTGTGGTGGCACCAAGGATGTACATAGAAGTCCCATCAGAGCTAAACCTGACTTCTCTTACTTGGGTGTCTTGAGATGAGGCACTGAATGACACGCTGTCATAACTAGCCGTAGAAATATCCCAAGCAGTTAATAAAGAAAACTGATATACGCCATCAAAAGTTGTGTCAGTTAAGTATAACTTTGTTCCATCTGGCTTTATCTCTATTGCGGTCGCAGCAGGGTAGCCAGAAGTTAAATCGTAACTTACACCATCGTATGATGCAGTTGAAATATCCCATGCAGTAGAAAGACTATACTGGAATATGTCTTGGGTTGCCCCACCAAAGAAAAACATTTTTGTACCATCTGGCTTAAATACAAAGCTATAGGGTGCCACATCTTGGCTTGCCACACTAAAGCTGACGCTATCGTATGATGCAGTTGATAAATCCCATGCAGTAGAAAGACTATATTGATACACTGCATCGCTACCACTACCGATAACGTACATTTTTGTCCCGTCAGTCTTGAACCGTACATCATTCGGGGTACTGTCTTGAGAAGTAACGCTAAGACTTACACTATCATATGATGCAGTTGATAAATCCCAAGCAGTTGATAAACTATATTGATACACTGCATCTCCAGATGAGCCAACAAAGTACAGCTTTGAGCCATCACTGCTTAATGTGAACCCTTGCGCAGTTGTATCCTGACCTGATACTGTTAGTGACTTACTTGCATAAGCAGCTACACTCAGGTCATACCCCGAAGTCACACTCCCAGACGTAATACTACCCAAGCTCTCCTGATAGGACGTGGGCTTAATACCGTTCTTTACTTTGAAATCTTTATTGTTTGACATGGTTCACCTTTCCCCTTGTCGTTACTATTATGCTATTGGCTCAAATAAGTTCTCTTTAGTAGTAAACCCTGTGCTTGTAGCTGAGGCTGGTGTAGCTAACAGACGAACATTACCACCTGAGATGTCTACGTCATAAGCAGAGAGAACCGTCCCACTACTTACTTCACCATACTGTGTAGCAGAAGCTGTAGTACCGTTATGAACGACAAGCAACTTAGTGATAGTGCGGTTAGATGCACTATTGGCTACTACAGTAAGTTCTACTGCTGTGTAAGTAGAAACGTCATATGTAGCAATAGATGTCTGTGCAGTAGTAGTTGTTGTAGCAGTCTGTGAGGTAAGTCCACCACCACCACCACCACCGATAGCTACCCAGTTAGTAGCATCAAGGGAGGGGTCAGTAGTACCTGACGTAGCTTGAATAGCTCTGTACGTCTGGAAGTCAATAGGACTAAAGACTACATTCCCAGTAGCGTAGGCTTGACCTGAGACCCAAGAAGCGGCAACCTGTGAAGCAGCCGTAGCACTAGCAGCAGCACTGGTGGCACTTATACCAGCAGCCGTAGCACTACCAGCAGCAGCGGTAGCATCAGTATCTACTGAGGTAGCTTGCCCTTCTACATAAGCTGCAAGAGAGTTTGCTTGAGTTCCGAAGGTGGGTAAAGCACCCAGAAAGGCATCACCTTCATCAGCAAATGTTGTCGGGCGGGAACGACTGGGGGCCGTTGGGAGTGTGGTAATTGGTGGATATGCCATACTATGTCAAACCTTCTACTTCTATGGATGCAAACGCATAAGATGGGGTTTCTAAGGTGATGTCAAAGCGGCGGTAGAAGCCGTAGACAAGCGTACCATAAGAAACGTCTGTAGACCCCAAATAAACTACAGGCGTGGCTCTTAGTGCGGCTAGGGTCTTTTGTACTTTTCTTGCGGTTTGTGTCTCAAGCCTAACGTCAAAGTCTACGGTCTGAGAGAAGTTTCTTTCTACAATGATAGCATTACCAAAGGCGTCTCTACTTTTGATACTGTAGTCTTCAATGCCAATAGATGTTCCGTACACAGTAGCACCTAGATCAGTCAGGAAGCCAAAGACAAGTTGACCAAGGTTTGCTGTTAGGCCAGTCTCTTGTGTAACAGTAACTCCAACAACAGCACCAATATAAGGAGGGATGTCAATGAATAGTGCTTCTTCCCTTTGTACTTGTTCTGCGAAGAAGTAGCTATACCAGTCAATAATGTTACGGTTGTCTGTCAGGCTTATCGTTTGGTTGTAGACAACCCCATCGACAGAATCTGTAACTGTAACAGTAGCTGATATGCCCTTAAGATTAAACAAGCTAACAGCACTTGGTGTACTCCCTGTTGGCGGAGTTAGGGTATACTCAATGGATGTGACATTAGTTACAGGATCACTAATATACTGGTCAAAGGCTCTCCAACGATTAGTAGCACCAATGTTTAACCAGTTAGTACCATCATCTGTTGTTGGGTCATTATTAGTGTTGCTATTTATTACGCTGCTGTAGATACGGTGTGTAGTTACAGATATAACCTTTTGATTAATGCTGTAGGTTGTACCTGATGCCCATTCAGCGTAATCATTCTCAGGGATGTTAGTGGAAGTTAGAACACTGTCCGTTACGATGATAGGCTTAATAATATCCATAACTATGCAGTCCTTTCTGGTGGTAGTCCCACAGAGTTCCAAGTACGGAGTTGGTCACTTGTACGCTTGTTATACTTAACTGTAGCGATACTAGCTGCACGTTGCTCCATTTTAGTTTCAGAGATCTCCTTACGCAACTCTTTAATCTCTGTTACCAACTCAGGGTTAGACATCATAGATCTGGTCTGAGAGTTACTGTAGATACGACTTGGAGAAGTGACCTCAAGCTCTGGGCCTCGTTCTCCAACCATACGTAAACCACCTGTGTGCAAACCACCAGAAGCGAAGTGCCTGTAGCCACCAGCAGAAGGATCAAATCTCTTACCAGCCGCAATAGCAAGTTTGATGTGATCTGGTCTAACACCACCAGTAAACCTGTCTAGTGAGGCTTGTTCAGCAGAGGTCTTTGGGGTTTCAGCACTAATCTTAATGGCCCTGCTTAAAGCGGTCTGAGCAACAGAAGAGTTAACATCGGTCTGTGCGCCAGACTGAGAGGTAGTAACTTGCATTCCCACTGCATTTGCAGCATTTGCGGCATCAGCTTGTGCTTGTGTAGCAGCAGCAGAGGCAGCTAGGGCAGCAGCCTGTTGACCAACTGCTCCCGCAAGATTGTTTATAGCCTCTTGGATCGACAGTACAGAACTGTTGAGTTGTGAGTGATTAGCTTGAGTTTGCTCGTATGTTGTCATGGCATCACGAACAGTCTTCATAGCCGCATCGACAGAAACTATAGATACGTCTATACCTTTAAGTGTATCAATCTGGAGTTGAGCAGCCTCAAGTTGTTCATCAAGAACTCTTAGTTGATCGTCACGATCTCTGCCACCCTTCTCTATTTGCTCCTTAAGAAGTTCTACAGCTTGCTCATCAGCAGTCATTTGTGCTTCTGCTACATCTTTGCTCTGCTTGAGAACATTAGATGTGATAGCAAAGTCACGAGCATACTCTTCAAAGGAACCAAACAGTTGAGCAGAAGGTTCAGCAAGTACACCTACTGCTGATCTGAGTTTATCAGCATCAGTACCACCACCTGAGACATATGATCTAGCAGCCTCACGACCAGCAAAGGATGCACCAGAAAGGGAACGACCTTGTAATGCCCCCGATAGAATTTGATATATCTCAGAAGAAGCCTGTGCAGTATTCTCAGCAGCAGACAAACGGTCCTCTAGTCCAGAGATCAGGCTGTCAAACTTTTGATTTATTGTGTCTTTACGGGCATCAATGGCACGTTCTAGTCCACCTAGTGCAGCATCCAGACTTTCCTCTAGTAGGTCTTTTAGTTTAGTAGCAGCATCGTCCACAGCACTGTTAAAGTCCTCTAGTTCCTTCTCAGCAGCTTGAGCAGCTTTTCCCGCATTAGTTAAGCCTGATGCTAGGTCTTCTAGCGTGTGAACTTCTAACAACAACTCTTTATTAAGCTCATTAACAACATCAAGTTCATTCTGTCGTGTGAAAGCTAAGATGTCTTCTTCGTTACCCAAAGCCTTTAGTTTACGCCCCTGTAGCGCAAGTGCCTCTGCTGCATTGCCTATAGCACCTGTTGTTTCATCAACAGCCCTAGCAAGGTCTTCCAGAGCATAGATTTGTTCTAACGTCTCTATGTTTAGGTCGTGTGTTGCAGAACGCTCTAGGTCACGCTGACGGGTAATAAGCTCTTCTTCCTTACCCTGTAGCTGCAAGAGCCTTGTCGTTAGGTCATACCTCTGCTGTGCTACAGCCATAAGCTCGTTCATAGTCTTGAAGTGACCAGTCATGGAAGCAAAGGAATCTCCCAGCTTGACTATCTCTTCGTTTATCTTTTGCATCCTCTGTTCTTCAGTCAAACCTTGAAGAGATAACTTAAACTCGTAGCTAAACTTGTCAAAAGCCTCTGCACCAATACCTAGTGTACCAGCGGCATCAACAATACTCTTTTGCATATCACCCACAGCTTTAACCAAGGGACCAGCAAAATCTGCATCTGCGGCTTTATAAAGAGTTTTCTTGCCACCTTTAATTATTCCAAATAGACGACTGCTTTGGGTCTTAGCGAATGATGCAATAGCCACGTCAAAGCCTTCAACGGTAGTTCTTAGGCCACTGTCGAGCAGTTTAGTCTTCTTGCTAAATAATCCAATAACAGCAATGGCTGCTGCTATATACGGAACGGCGGCACCGATACTAGCCATTGTGCTACCAGCCGTTACACTTCCCATAGCACCACCAGTCATTGTGCTTAGGGCGGCGGAACCAAAGTTTGAAGCACCTGTAGCTAAACTTGCACCTATACCACCCGCAGCGAAAGATCCCGTACCAGAAGCCATGCTAGAGGCAGCAGCAGAACTACCAAACCCAGCAGCCATACCAGTAGCAATAGGAATAAGGATCTGCCTACGGAGTGCAGCAGCAGCCATGTCAGAGAGTAGCTTAAAGAAAGAATCACCAATAGACTTAACAAAATCTTTAAAGTCCCTTAAGCCACTCTGCAAAAAGCTGGAGAAGGCATCAGACACGCTATCTACAGCCCCTATGACTTGTCTGTCTAGGGTATCAGCAAACTCTTTTGATGTCATAGCAGCTTTTTCATAAGCTGTTCTAGTGTCTTTTATAACAACGCCGCCTTTTTTGACCTCACGGTTAGCTTCTTTCCAAGCTGCCTGTAGCTCTTTAATACGTTTAGCCAGAGCTTCAGTCTCAACAGTGGCAGATTTACCCTCACTAAGCATGACATTGGCAGAATTTGCGTTAAACTTAGCTCTAGCAGCAGATATTGTGGATTCTCTTAAAGCAGCTTCGTTAAGAATGTTTTTGACACGAACTTGATGAATGTCGTTTTCAAGACCTTGCTCTTGCTTGAAGAAAGCTATTCCTGCTAACCTACGAGATTTCTTTTCATTAGATAGAGAATCAAGACGTGCTTTGTTCTTTTCCTTATTGTTCTCTATCCAAACTTTAAACAAGTCATCTTCAACACGTTGTTCAGATTTGTAATAAGCGTTAATATTTTCTTCAGCAGCTTTACGCTTCTTTATCTCATCAGCAATAGCAGCCTCACGAGCAAACTTAGCAAACGCCTCTTTTTGTTTAGCTTGATTTATCTCGTAAGCGAGGGACTTTCTTTTTTGAGCAGCAAGAACCCCAGACTTAGCAAGGATTTCTACGAGTTCGTCCTTCATACCCTGTGAGGCAAATTCGCTTTGTTCAAAGGCTGTTCCAACAGCAACCATGTTTTTTACTAAATCTTCTGCTGGCCCTTGTGTGGCTGCAAGCAATGAGTTAAGGAGTTTCACACCCTCAAGTTGCGCTTTAGATATGGCCTCTATTCTAGGTCTAACGTCTGGACCCGCCACATTTAGAAATTTCTCAAGCTCCTTTTTCTCTTCCGCTAAAAAATCCATCTGAGCAGAAAGCTGATCTACAAGGGGTGATATTTTCGTTGCCATAGCGTCCTTTGCTATTAACCCTTGCATATCCTTGTATCTTGCAATTAACTTATCTAACTCAGACCTAGCTTGAGTAAAGGGTACGGTAAAAGCAAACTCTATGTTCTCAGCAACATCCTTTGATATGCTCTCAAAGTCTTTTAAAGCGGTCTTAAAATCTACGGCAGCTTGCTTTGCTTTATTGCCCATCTCAAATAACATACGACCAACAGCAGAACCGACAGGAATAAGGATGCCAAGAGCCGCTGACAGACCCACAGCAGCACCCATACTTAGTCCAAGTGGGGTAGCGATCATAGGGAGGATACCAGCAAGCTGTGCGCCCTGCTGACTGAAGGCTACAAATGCACTTGTGCCACCTTGAACCTGCACTGCAAAGTCACCAAACTGATAACCAAGCTGTTGAATAGCCATGTTGTTGCCATTCATCCTGTTCTTAGTCTGCGCCTGAGCGACATTTAATTTATTAGTTGCAACTGTAGCTGAGTTTAAAGTAACAGTTTGAGCAGCAGTTGCCACTTGAGCTTGTTTATTAGCAGCAGCAAACGCACGAACTTGTGCCGTAGCTTTTTGACTAGACATACCAAGAGCCTGATAGTCTCTCTTAGCAGCTAATAAAATCTTATTGTAACGAGCCTGAGAGATAGTGTTTTGGTCAACAGCTTTTTGAGCCTTAATGATTTGACGCTCTAGTCTCTCCACAGTGGAAACAGAAGCCTTTAGCCCTTTATCTCTTACTACTAAGTCTAGTTCAATCAGGTCAGCCATTATCTTCCTCACTAGTAGTTTTAATCCAGAGATTATCCAGAGACTTTATAATGCTTACCTCCCAAGGCGAAAGGTCTACACCTGTAATATCACACCAAGCCTTAATGATGTCATAAGATATTGGGTTAGGTCCACTCATACCATAGGTTCTACCATCATGTAGTTCTATAAAAGTGGCCCATAAGTGAGAAGCTGCATCAGGAAAGATTGCATCAGCGTTGGCTTGTTCAACATCCGCTAGTTCTTTCCCTAGCTGTTTGGCGACTTGGGCTAGGTGGTCGGCCTCTGTAGCTTTTTTACCTTTGCCACCAGAGACCTTCCTACCCATCTTAAAGGAATACTCAGCGTACTCCTCTAGTTCAGCCCTTACTTGTCCAAAAAAGCTTGTGCATCACCCAAGGCTGCATCTACTTGCTCACGAACCCAAGGTAGTGCTTCAAACACTTCACGCACCTTAGCTTCTGTACACTTTGGCTTTTCTCCACCAAGGGTGATGTTCCAGCCCTCAACGCACTTAACCAGAAGGTCTAGGGAAGAAGCTTCAATCTCCTCAGCAGTGAGGTTGAGCTTTCCGCCAGTCCGTTGCGCTTTCATCAATCGGCGGTTCTGTTGGGCATGAGAGATAGACTTGTATTTCTTTGAGTACGGCCCGTGTATCGTAATGGTCATCTCTTTCTTATCATCGTTAGTAAGAATTTCAGAGTTAACGGGGTTATACAGGGTTACGTCTGTAGTTTCTTTTGTAGTACCAATGTTCATCAGATCCATGTCGGGATTCCTTATATGATGTGTTGTAGAGGTTATATCGGGTTGATTTGATAGTGGGGAAGCATCAGACCCGACACCAACGCTTCCCCTACCCTAGCTAGGGATTAGGCTGTACGTGTGAGCTTAAGGTTAGTACCCTCTGTGCCATCGTACAGTGATACGAATGGGAGAGTAATCAAGCGGCTCTGTGGGTTCTGTACAGGAACAGAAGCACCATTGTACTTAACTTTTGGGAACAGGAATGTGTATGGGTTAGCTCCTGTAGGATCGTCAACAGATACTTCAATAGAAGATTCAGTCTCAGCCAAGAACTTGTTGATCAGTGCTGCATCTTCGTAGTAAACAGTCATTGTACCTTCTACAACCGCACTACCATACTCAAGAGATTGTGCTGCATCAGCACCAACTACGAATGTAGGAGCGAGGGAGTTTGATACAGAGAAGTCAATCGAAGTAACGATTGCAATGCTTGAACCGCCATCAGAGATTGTACCTGAGTAACTATCAAAAGGAGCATTGGTTGTAGACGCTGTAGGAGCACCGCCTGTGGAGGCAGTTGTGGCAGCTTGGGTCATACCCTTGCCAACCATGTCAAAGTTTGCTGTAACCATCTGGTTAGGGGCAATAGAGACGTTCATGGATGATACAGCCATACCAGTGAAGGTACGGAACTGAGAAATATCCTGTGCAGCATCTTCCATTGTGAAGAATTTAGGTGTAGTACCAATCTTCAATACGTTTGCGGCATAAGAACTAAAGAATGCTGATTCCATCAGTTCGTCAAAGTCACCTTTACGAAGGTCAACTTCTAAAGTGCCGCCAGCTTGTTTGTTACCGTGACGATCCACACGGGTCATACGGTCAGCTTGGATTTCATTACCTTCCACACGATCTTTTGTGAGGTCGAGGGAATGTGTGTTCATCGGCAAGAAAGCGAATGTTGGAGTGGATGGTGTAGTGCCAAATGCAGTCTCTGTTATGTATGAGAGACTGGAACGGCTACCTTGTGCAAAAGCCATGTTTATTCTCCTTCAAGAATATTAGTAGTAAGTGTTATTTTCTTAGCTTTTGGCTTTTCCGTACATGATGGATCAACAGCCGTAGCTACATTAGCGGGAACTTCATCTCCGACGAAGTATGTCTTGCCTGAGTAGACAAAATTCTTTTGTGCATTAATCATAGTGTTTCTTTCTTTATGAGTAGATGTACCAACCGATATTAACAACAGTATAATACCAAGGACTATCTACAAATCCATTATCTCTCTCAGCGTAGTCAACAGAGACGATAACTGTCTCATTATCTGCGTTAGTAAAAGAAATATCAGTGGTGGCATCAAAGGCGTCTATAACCGTGTTAGCCATGTTATCAGCAGCGGAGGGACCACTACCTTCTGGTGCATAACAGAATACCCTAAACACACCTTGATAGCGTTGTTGTGGATTTGGGCCTCGTACAGCGGGTCTACGTGACGTTGGTATAAAGGCTACCTTAAGGAAGCTAGTGCCTGTCTGAGGCTCAAATGAGACGTTCTCATAGGCTATTCCAGAGGGTAGTCCAGAGGTGTTAGCTAGG